CGCGATGGATGCGAGCACGCAATCGGTGACGTGCGGGATAGCGGCGAACCAGAACGTGTATAGCGGGACACTGCGGATCACCTACAACGATGGAACGAACGAAGACCAGCGGGTAACGCTTGAGCAGCCAACCATCGATGGGGCGTTGACGTATTGGGGTGTTGTCGCGGTGGCAGCGAACAGCTCGCAGCCCATCGATCAGGTATCGTTCGGTGCGGAGTCGCCGATCGCGAACTGGACCCCGGAAACAACGACACCGTATCCGCCGGTCAAGTCAACGCAAAGCGTTCATGGCTGGTTGTGCAAGGTGTTCGGGTGGTTCTGTAATACAAAGTAGGGGTGGCACAGTTATACGACGAACTCCTGGCCCTGTATTGCCGGTACGACCAACAAGTACTTGAAAGCTTAGACGGAGACACGAACCGCGAGGGTTTCTGCAAGTATTACGACGATAACGCGGATGATGCCGACGAGTTGGCGGATGCAATTATCAGGATTGCCAAGCCGCAGACCGTAGGCGACGTGATGGCGCTACCGGTCGATACACTGCGGTCAAAAGGGCTGGAATACCTGATCGACAGAGACGCTTCCGATCACTACGATCAAGTCGAGGGATTCGTCGACATCGTGTTCACGGACGAAGTCGAAGCCGCCATTACGCCGGCCCAACACGGATTTGATGGACTTGAGCTATGCGAGTGGATTGAGCAGACCTTTCCAGTTAAGAAGTAAGCAACCGCGTGCCTAAAGGCAGCGGCTTGTAGCTGAATTATGCAGACCGATTTCTACACAACGCGCTACGTTCACGGCCAGCTTACAGGTGGCCCTACCGGATCGAATCCCGGCAGCGAAAAGTTAAAACTAATAGTGCAAAAACACAAGCCCAACCGTTTACCCGTTTCCGGGTGCCTTCAGCTTGACAACACCAAGTTTATTAGGCGTGGGGGCGGTTGGCAACCAACACACGTACCAGTACGAAAGGGTGGCGCTTCCTCCGCATGGCTGAAGCCAACGGTTTCCGCGCCACAAAGGTTTTTATGAGCGACGTGCTGGTTCGCGCAGCCAAGCGATGCGTACGACGGGTACTCAAAGCGGAATGGTGCGAGGCGCACGATTACTTCGTGGCTACGCTCGAGTGCGGACACGTCATGCACGGACCGGAGGAGTTCCTGAAGTCCCCTCTGTTCTGCCTGACCTGCATGCGGGAAAAGACATTCGGGGTGAGCGTCACCAGAGACTGAGTAAGATCAATCGTGAACGTCCGCATCACGCATATTGACGGCAAGCTACCAAACCTAGCGTTGATGGCGTTAGCGGCGCACCATCGCAGGGCAGGAGATGAGATCTACTTCACGCGGGACGTGGAGCGCGGGTTATTTGAGCCTGAGTATCAAGTTGTCTATGGCAGTTGCATCTTTGCGTACTCGCGTCACAGGCTGGAGCGTTTCCAGAAAGCCTACCCCGATGCCATCGTAGGCGGCACGGGAACGTATACGCAGCGGACCGTAGAGGACGTCATTGGTGAGGAGCCGTGCCAAGATTACACGCTGTACCCGGAGTTCAAGGACTCCATAGGCTTCACGCAACGGGGTTGCCGGCTGAAGTGCAAGTTTTGCGTAGTCCCGGAGAAGGAAGGCAAGAACCGCAGCGTAAAGACAATTGCGGATATCTGGCGCGGGCCTGGGCATCCAAAGAATCTACACCTCCTCGACAATGACTTCTTCGGGCAGCCGCGGGAGCAGTGGCAAGCGCGAATAGACGAGATCCGCAACGGCAAGTTTCGGGTATGCCTCAGTCAAGGCATCAACGTGCGGATGATCGATGACGAAGCGGCCGCGGCTCTCGCCAGTATCGAGTATCGGGAAAGCCGCTTTCAGGAACGCCGCTTATACACCGCATGGGACAACCTGCGCGACGAACAGATCTTCTTCAAGGGGATTGAGCGGCTGGAACGCGCCGGCATACCAGCAAAGAACGTGATGGCCTACATGCTGGTGGGGTTCGATATTGAAGAGACATGGGAACGCATCTGGCGCAGATTCAACCGGATGGTCGAACGCGGCATCATGCCCTACCCGATGGTCTACGACCGCAAGCGGACGGATCTGGTGAGCTTTCAACGCTGGGTGATCACGGGCTTGTATCGCATCGTGAAGTGGGACGAGTACAAGCGATCCACCAAAAGCATCGAGAGCCTGGAAGCCTACGCGACGACTTAGCCCGCTGCGACCGCGAGATAGCGGAAGCGGAAGCCACGCTGCGTAGCGGGTATACAGACATCGATGGCTGTCTGCTCTGGCTGTACGACTGGCGATGCGAACGCAAACTGATCGAGGACGAAATGAACATGCCACTAACGAAAACGGCAGTGACGGACGACGTCGTATCCCGCAAAGCAGGCCGGAAGAAGCCTGGGGACAAGGTCAGCACGGTGATGCACGAGTTCAACACGGGGGATCTGAAGTCGAGTAGCGGGCAACCTATAACGTCCCGCAAGCAGGCCGTCGCGGTCGGGCTGTCAGAGGCACGTCGGGCTAAGAAGGCGTGCGATTGCGCTGATAAGAAGAGCTGCAACTGCTGAGTTAGTTCGCTTTAGCGCAATGCTGGCTATCGATTTGTGCTGTTTGAGTAGGCGTCTGGTGCAATAATGGGTAATGGCAACAAAGGCAGACAAGGCCCGATGGGCTCGAGAGGCGCGCAATCGCAAGAAACTCGGTCTGCCGCAGCCGAAGCGCGGCGACAATCTCCGGAAACATGGGGTCACCCATTCACCGGAGCATCGCTCATGGCTATCCATGATGACGCGCTGCCTGTGGAACAACCCGGAACGGGCGGATTACGCACTCTATCAAGGACGTGGCATAACGGTCTGCGATCGGTGGCGCGAGTTCACCGATTTCCTTGCGGATATGGGGCCAAAGCCGTCGTTACGGCACACGCTTGACCGCATCGATTCGGACGGCAACTATGAGCCAGGTAATTGCCGATGGGCCACACCTCAAGAGCAGGCACGAAACTGGAAGACCCGCAACCGAAAGCTTGAGTGTCGGGGTGAACTCCTCACTATTGGCGAGTGGGCTAAAAGAATTGGAATCGCCCGCGAATCCCTTCGAGATCGACTCGAATCTGGATGGACAGTCGAGCAGGCTATTACAACCCCGCCCGTTCGTAAGCGCGAGCGCGACAAGAAAGGTATCTTCCAAGCCCATCTGTATTGATCTCTTCACAGGCCTGCACGGCTGGGCCGCTGGCTTCCTCGCGGAGGGCTGGCGCGTCATAGGGTTCGATCTGTGTGACATGTGCGCCATGACTGGCACACCGCGTCCTGAAGGTGACTTTGAGTTGGTGCTTCAGGATGTGCGTACGCTGCACGGTTCGCAGTTCCGCAACGCTGATCTGATTGTAGCCTCGCCACCATGTCAGGAATACAGCTACCGCGCCATGCCGTGGAAGAGGGCGAAGGCATTGCCGCCACCGGATAATACGCTGTTCGATGCGTGCTTCCGCATTCAGCGTGAGGCGTCGGAAGCAGCGGGGCGGTATATCCCGATGGTTGTCGAGAACGTCAACGGGGCACAGAAGTGGGTAGGACGGGCGCGATGGCACTTCGGCAGTTACTATCTGTGGGGCGATGTGCCGGCACTGATGCCGCTGGCCACCAAGGACGGGGTGAAGGTCGGCGGTATTGACTGGAGCGACGTGAAAAAGGGTGGCAGGGCGGTCGGATTTAATACTACGGCGCAAGCAAGATTACGTGATGGCGTGAAAGGCTTCGCGGCGCGATTTGAGGATACCCCGTTCGCCTGGTACTCGTCGCGTTCACCGGAACGGAAGCACGCCCAGGCCGCAATCGCAAAGATACCGTTTCCACTAGCGCGGCATATCGCACAAGTCTACAAAGCAACTGAATAGCAATGGCATACAAGAAGACGAAGGACGAGGACGACTTCCTCTCCACGGCACGGGAGCGCTTCAAGAACGTCTCGGAAGCGGAGAGCGAGATCCGTAAAAATTTCGCCTCGGATTTATCCTTCTATGACGGGGATCAATGGCCCTCCGATATCAAGGCCATGCGCGAGATGCGCGGCAACCAGCGGCCGTGCCTGGTCATCAACCGGCTCCCTCAATTCGTTCACCAAATCACCAATAACATCAGGCAGAACAAGCCCGCCCCCAATGTCTCACCGGTAGACGATGGCGGGGACAAAGAGACGGCGGAAATCTTTCAAGGCATCATCCGGCACATCGAGAGGCAGTCGAAAGCGGACATCGCGAGATCGTACGCCTCGTTCTATCAGGTGGTGTGCGGCCGCGGCTATTACCGCATCGAGACGAAGTTCGCGGACCCGAAGAGCTTCGATCAGGAAATCTTTATCACCCGCATCAAGAACCCGGCATGCGTCTACTTCGACCCCAAGTGCCTGCAGCCGGATTACAGCGATGCGCGGTACGCCTTCATCGTCCATGACGTGAGCCGCGAGGAGTACGAGCGCCGGTTTCCCGATGCGGAGGAATATAGCGCCGAAGACCTCCGCAGTATCGGCGACAGTGCAACCTGGTGGATGACGGACAACGACCAGATACGCATCGCGGAGTACTTCACACGCACGCTCGAAACGGTCACCATCGCGCTATTGCAGGATGGCACGGTCCTGCCTCTCGAGGAGGTGCCGGAAGGCGCGGTAGTCGTAAAGCAGCGCAGCACGGAAGTACCTGTAGTCAACTGGTGCACCATCAACGGGTGCGAGGTCCTCGAAGAGGAGGAGTGGCCGGGTCAGTGGATACCGATCATTCCGGTATTGGGGGAAGAGTACGACATCAACGGCAAGACCCAACTACTGGGGATGGTGCGACACAGCAAAGACCCGCAGAGGATGTTGAATTATTGGGAAAGCTGCAAAACGGAAGCGATTGCCTTAGCCCCGAGAGCCCCGTTTCTCGTTGCCGAAGGACAGACCGAGAACCACGAGGAAGAATGGGCGCAGGCGAACAGCCGTAACTACCCATATCTGATCTACAAGGCAACCACCGTAAGCGGGCATCCCGTGCCCCCGCCCCAACGCCAGGTGTACGAGCCGCCGATTCAAGCCATCACTGCGGCCGAGATGGGCGCCATCGAGAACATGAAGGCGGCGACCGGCATCTATGATGCCAGCCTCGGTAACCGCAGCAACGAGACGTCAGGTATCGGTATCCGGCAACGCCAGATCCAGGGCGATGTTGCCAACTTCCATTTCGTGGATAACCTCACCACGGCGATCACGCACGAAGGACGCATCCTCGTTGACCTGATCCCGCACATTTACGACAGGCCGGGCCGCGTGATGCGGATCATCGGCGAGGACGGCACGGAACAATCGGTCCCGGTCAATACCCGGTTTCAGAAGAGGCAGAACGGGGCGCTAGTTACCGATCAGATGCAGTTCGACCCGCAGCAGATCACCAAGATCTACGATCTATCCGCCGGCCGCTACGACGTCGCGGTAGCCGTCGGGCCAAGCTACGCCACCAAGCGCCAGGAATCAGCCGAGAGCATGATGCAGTTCGCTCAGGTGGCCCCGGAGCTGGTCCCGCGGTATGCGGACCTGTTGGTGACCGCGATGGACTGGCCTGGAGCCGATGCCATCGCAGACCGCATCCGCCCGCCCGATATCCCGAAGGAAGGCGAACCGCCGATCCCGCCCCAGGCGCAAGCCGCGATGCAGCAGATGCAGGCGCAGAATCAGGAACTGCAGCAAGCCGTGCAGCAGGCGCAAGAGATTATCCGAACCCAGAAACTACAGATCGATTCGGCGGAACGGATGCAGATGCGCGATCTCGAATCGAAGCAAATGCTGGCTGAGATGAAGGCGCAGACGGACATCATGCGGGATGCAGGAAAGATCCACAGTGACGTATTGCAGACCGATCAAAAAGTTGAGTCGCAGGAATCGATAGCGCAGTTGAATGCGGAAACGAAGATCACCGCTGAACAGATGAAGTTGGGTGCGAAGAAGGAAGCAGCACGGCCGCCGTTGGAAGCGTTCGAGAATGACTAAGCGCTGGAGTTATAAACGCTGGAGTGCTCATATAGCCGCTAAGTATGGCGATTTCGATACCCGTGTCAAGCGGATTGTAGACGCTTATAACGAGTGGCGGTCTACAGGAGACAGAACGCCATACGTGCTAGCCCTCAGGTTTGAAGCCATTCTGGGTGTGGAAGAGAAGGCTCGCTCGGGCAGGCGCGACCCTAATCCGGTTCTTGCCGCTTGCCGGGAACTGATCCCAGACGACAGCGAAGAGAAGCGGGCTTAACCTACCCGCTATGTTGGGCGCGACCCCAAAGGCTCGGCTTGCGCGGAGATGCGCTCGGCAGAGATTAATCCTTGTGATGCTTGGCTTCGTGCAGTTCGAGCAGCATCTTCATGTGCTCAAACGCATTATCGATGTGAGCCTTTAGGCTTTTCTCAAGATCATCGAAACGTTTGGTGAAATCTGTTCTTAAGTCATCGATGCGTTTGTTGGAATAGAGTACGGCAACGATAGCACCGATGATCCCCAGGACCGGGAAGGTAATGCCGATTACCAGCGTCAAGATCTGCGTGTCAGTCAATTGATTTCTCCTGTCGGATAGCATCCGACTCCTTCCATCGTAACAAGCTAACCCCTACATATCTATAGCCCAAAGGTACCCATGTCCCTTGTAGTATCCAGCACCACAGACAGCCAGGAAGCCGTCAACGCAGCCGCCGGCATCGAAACCGAAGCACCGGCAGAGCAGCCTTCGCTTCAGCGCGAGGAGCAGGCCGTAAAAGCGCCCGCACCGGCTAAGCCTGCGGAACCTGACGAAGCGGAAGAAGAAACCGAAGAAGAAGGCGACGGCGAGGAAGAGAAGGAAGGCGACGAGCCCCCGAAGCCGAAACGCACCGGCGGGTTCCAACGCAAGATCGAACGCCTGGTCCGCGAGAACGAGTACTTAGCACGTCGGTTCCACGAACTCGCTCAGCAACAGCGACCGCAACAACCGCCACCACCGCAGCAACCACAACAGCAACCCGTAGCAGATGGACGTCCCCGGCAGGACCAGTTCGATTCCTACGACGAGTACCTCGACAAGCTGACCGATTGGAAGCTCGAGGCACGGCTGCAGCAGGAACATGCGGCGCAGGCGCAGCGGCACCAGGCCGCGCAGCAGCAAGAGAGATTGACTGGCTGGCAACAACGTGTTGGCCAATTTAAGAACGAAGCACCGGACTTTGAAGACGTATTAGAGTCCGTCGATCACATTAATTTACAGCCAATTTTGCAGCAGGCGATTATGGCGGATGCCCTCGGACCGAAGCTGGCCTACGAGCTGGCACGGAAACCTGAGGACTTCGCCAGGATCGCGAGTCTCGATCCCGTTGGCGCGTTAACGGCGCTGGGCGAATTCAAGGCGAGGCTGGAACCTGCAAAAGCGGCAGCTCCGGGTAGCGGAGTGAAGCCGGTGTCGCGTGCACCTAATCCGATCCGGCCGGTCGGAAACGGTGCAGGCGCGACCTCTACCGTGCCGCTGGATCAGATGCCCCTTGGCGACTACATCCGGGCGCGGGAACGGCAGATCAAAGCAGCTCGGGGAAACCGTTAACTCCTAAGCCGGTACATTCCGTACCGAGATCCCAAGGACATCCCATTGGCCGGTAACAGCCTGTTAACTATTTCTGCGATCACGCGCGAGGCTGCGCGTATCCTCGTCAACAACCTCTGTTTTACCAAGCAGATAACCAGCCAGTACAGTGACCAATTTGCCCGCAGCGGAGCAAAGATTGGATCTGTCTTAAACATCAGAAAACCACCGAAGTACATCGGCAGGACGGGCCGTGTGTGCTCCGTTGAGGACGTGGTTGAAACGTCGGTACCGTTAGCCCTCACGACGCAATTCGGCGTGGACATGAGTTTCACCAGTGCCGAACTTGCGTTGAGCATCGACGACTTCAGCAACCGCATTCTTAAGCCCGCGGTAGCCGTGGTCGCGAATAAAATCGATTACGACATGATGGGCTTGTACACATCGGTCCCCAACGTAGTCGGCACGGCGGGCGTGGTCCCGAATACGCTGCTTACCTATCTAATGGCTGGCGTAGCTCTCGATGACAATATGGCGCCTCGCGATAACCAGCGGGCCGTCGTAGTCAACCCGATCCAGCAGGCCACCATCGTTGATGCGCTCAAGGGCTTGTTCCAATCAGCGGATCAGATCGAAGACCAATACGAGAAGGGCACGATGGGGATCACGGGCGGATTCAAATGGTGCATGGATCAAAATACCCGTGTCCATACCGCAGGCGCCTACGGCGGCGCACCTATCGTCTCAGGCGGTTCGCAGGTTGGCAGCAGTTTGCTCGTCTCGGGCTTCACTGCGGCGGCGGCTCCTCGCCTGAAGAAGGGCGACATGTTCACGCTTCCTCTGGTGAATGCCGTCAACGGACAAAACCACCAGGACCTCGGGTATCTCCGCACCTTCACCGTCACGTCAGACGTGAGCTCGGCAGCGGACGGAACCGCTACCATCCCGATCTATCCGCCGATCACACCTACCGGCGCATCGCAGACCGTAACCGCTTCTCCCGCCGGCGGCGCACCGCTCACCATGCTCTTCACTGCTGGCTCGAAGACCTCACAGGCGCTTGCATTCCATAAGGACGCCTTCACCTATGCCACGGCTGACCTACCCCTGCCCGATGGCGTGGACATGGCTTCCCGTGTCAGCGATTCGCAGTTGGGCGTGTCGGTACGCATGATTCGCCAATACACAATTTGTGATGATGCGTGGCCCACGAGGCTCGACGTTTTATATGGCATTGCGCCAGTCTATCCAGAATTGGCCTGCCGGATTATCAGTTAAAGGAGAATTAGCATGCCTCAAGATTTCGATGGAACATTAACACTGGATCAGGTCGGGTTCGCCTACAGCGCACCCGGCGGGCCGTTTCAATTGCAGACCTGGCCGCGCTATGTGTATCACGCAACCGAAGCACCGCGCGTAGTCAGCAACAAGGAAGAGTTCGAAGCATTGGGCGAGGGCTGGAGTTTACAGTACCAGCACAAAGACTACCCCAAAATGATGTTTGCCCCGAACGGCGACACGGTAGCGGTGAACACACCCGAAGAGGAAGCGGCACAAACGACCGCGGAAGGTGGGCCATGGGCCGATGCGCCTCACGGGTCCACCGATCCGATGTCGACCCGCTCCCGCACGGGCAACTTCACGCTGCAGGAGAAAGCGGATGCGATCCGGGACAGCCGGCGGCTATCGCTCGATTACGTGCAGTTGAACCAATCGCTCGACTGCCACGCCGATAACGCCCCGATGCGGGCCATCAGCCCAACCGACGTGCCGCGGCCGCAATTCCATCCTGTCGAGACAGCAGACCAGATCCGGCAACGTCGCGAGCAGGAAGACGAAGCACGGAAGAAGCGCGCTGAAGCAAAGAGCGACGAGAAGAAAAACAAGTAGCAGATAGAGCACGCGAGGAAGGAGCACTATGGCCACTTCGATCCAGGAATTTATTAATTCCACTTTGCGACTGATCCGCGTGCTTGACTCTGGCGAGCAGCCAACCGCAACCGAATCAGATAACGCGCTCACCGCTTTGAACCAGCTCATCGGAAGCTGGTCGGCAGCGGGCGTGCCTGTATATCAGGAGTCGAGAGAGGGGATCGACCTGACCGGCGCGGCTCTCTATCCACTCCCCACACGTCCGGTAAGGATTCTCTCTGCACAGGTGATCAACGGGGGCGTGAGTTTCCCGGTAGCCATTGTGAACTCGCAGCAGTGGACCCAGCCCAAGGACCGGACGGCTACCTCGAAGTTCGCCAAGGAACTCTATTACGATGGCGGCTACCCTGTCGGGTCGATCTTCCTCTGGCCCTCTCCCGGAGTTGGCAGCACGCTCAACGTGTACGTCTTGCGTCCGCTCGCGCAGTTTGCGAGCCTCGCCGACACCATCAACCTGCCGCCGGGATACGAACAGGCCCTACGTTTCGGCCTGGCGGGCGTGCTCGCACCCGAATACGGCTCGGCATTACCGCCTGAGGTTGCATCTGGGGTAGCGCAGGCCACCTCTGCAATTGCCAGTATGAACGCCGCGGCTATCGGGCAGGGCGTGGCTACCGCGGCTGTACCCGCAGCTTCTTGATTCGCTTCAGCGCAAAAGGACGACAACTCGAAATGACTACTACTAACGGCGACAACTGCGTTGGTCTGATGCAGGGGACGCTGGTCCGTCCCGTTGCCCGCTACCCCGGAAGCGTTGTCACCGATGCCTCGCTGAAGGTGGCCGCCAACCGCGTCGAGGCTACCCTGCGCGGCAACGTCGGGTCAGGCGACACGATCTTTACCCTTGGCGACACCTCGCGCATCGTCCAGGACATGCTGCTCTCCATCGACAGCGAGATCGTCAGCGTGTCGTCCGTCAGCGGTAACAACATTACAGTGGTCCGCGGCTTCGACGGCACGCAGCCTTCATCGCACGCCTCGGGATCGGTACTCAAGTCGCACATCGATGCGTGGCATCATAACGCGCTGGTTGCCGAAGTCGAGGCGATCGAGCAAGCCCTCGGCCCGAACCTGAGCAACGTCGGTGGCTCGGGTGGCAGCGGGTCTACGATCATCGCGCATGCCTACAACTTCACCCCGCAGCTTCCCGGCGGCAACCTGATCATAGGCGCGAATGTGATCACGCTGACCCCGGTGCCGCAGGGCGTGAACGGGACCGACAAACACCATTTTCTCTGGATCGATCAGGGCACGGGAACGCCGGAAGCTGTCGAGATTACCGGGGGAACCGCGGTATCGGGCGCGGCATCCGGCACGGTGATTGTTACCTGCGCCTTCGCGCACAGTGGGGCCTGGAGGATCTCAAGCGCGACCGCGGGCATCGAGGAAGCGCTGAACCTCTCGCGCTATGTCGCCGTGACCCAGCAGGTCACCACCATCCACGCGCCGATCTGGCTCGCGGATGCTCATGAACTTGAGGGAGTGCCCATCTGGGGATGCGAGATCAAGCAGGCATCAATTAATACCGACTGCATCTGGATCGGCGACAACGGGGCGGCCGGGACTGTGACAGCAGTCGTCTCGGGCCTGGTCTTCTCGACCACCAGCGCGGCCTGGACGTCTGGCTGGGCGATCAACGTCCGGAATGCGGGCCGGTGCGAAATCCGCGACTGCTATATCTACGGCAACAACCTGATCTGGGGCGGCATCAACCTCTACCGCGCCATCCAATGCAACCTCTGGAACAACTACATCAAGGCAACACGCAGCCACGCATTTGTCGTCTCGGGCCAGGATGCGGGCAACCAGTCGATTACCTGTAACTTCATGCACTGCGAGACGGCGGACATCGTCGGGAACCCGTTCCGCATCGGCGACTGGACCTCGGGCCTCGAGTTCCGCGACTGCATCATGAACGGCTGTACCACCGCGGCCATCTATTTCGGCCCTGCCATGCCTCCCGGTTCAGGTGGAGGGGCGCAGAGCAACTACTTCGTCTCGGAGTGCGACATGGAGGGCGCGGGCGTCTACGCGCAGAATGTGGGCAACCTGCAGATCGTCAATTGCTGGATGTCGCTGAATCCCGCCGCGAATGTGAATCCGCTGAAGCTGACCAGCAGTACCGACTCGGTGCTCTTTTCCTCCAACCTCATCACCGGGGGGGCCGGCTCGTCCTCCGTGCCGCTGGTCGACACCAACGGGGCGAACGTGATGATCGAGGGGAACCACTTCAACGGTGGGGGGACTCCGGAAATCCCGGTGATGATCGCCGTAGGAGCGAGCGCAAAGACGACCAGCGTCAGCTCGAATCACCTGATGATCGGCGGCACGGGCGTCCAGATCAACGCAGCGGCCGTCGATACCGCGGTGATCGGCAACACCTTCAAGTCCATTAACGTCCCGGTATCCGGCAAGGGCGTCAACCGCTATGTTGTCGGCAACAAGGGCATCGACGATGTGATTGCCACGCCCATCAACGCGGCTGCGATAATCTCGCCGGTGAACCCGGTGACGATCATCCTCGGGACGACTCCCATCAACACCATCACGGTTCCGGACACGTTCTCCCAAAAACTGACCCTGCTTCCGGTGGCCGGGTTTACCTGGACCACCGCGGGCAATATCCGGGTGGCCGGCACCGCCGTGGCCGGCAGGGCTTTAGAGTTGGTGTGGGATGCCGTGGACTCGCAGTGGTGGCCCAGCTACACCTAATTCAGCTTCGACCCGGCCACGCGCCAACGAACAGCAGCAGGGCGAAAAACGAGAAAACCGCAGCCAGCACAAGCGCTGAAACAAAGAGGATCATAGCTATGTCCCAATTCAATCAGAGTTTGTGGAACTCCGCCATCTGGGGCGGTACCAGCGGTACCGGTACCGGCAGTGTTACGGCACGCCGGCTGATCTACGACGCCTATCGCGCTTTAGGCGTGCTGCGTCCAGGCCAGCAGACCAGCCCTGAAGGGCACGAGGATGCATTCGGCCTGCTCAACGACATGGTCGATAGCTGGAACACGGAATCGCTGATGATTCCGGCGTTGCAGCGCGGTGTCTATCCACTAACCGCCGGCGTGGGTTCCTACACGTTAGGGCCAGGCGGGACGCTCGCAGGAGATCGTCCGCAGCGGGTAATGAGCGCAGCACTGGTAGCGTGCGATTGCGGCTGCGGATGCGCCGATGGCAACTGCCGGCAGTTGGTCTTGCGCTCCGGGTGGCTGGACTGCGGCTGCAATTGCGGCATCCATATCGACAACGCTTACCCGAACGTAAACGTCCGCATCAACCCCGCACCGTCTGACGGCCAGTCGCTGGCACTGCAGTCCTGGCAGACACTCTCGGGCTTTGCGGACCTCGATTCGCAGTACGGCTTCCCTCCCGGCTATGCGCTGGCGTTGCGTTGGGGACTGGCGCTGCAGCTTGCGCCGGCCGCTCTCATCATGATGAAGATTCCGCAGAACTTATTGCAGGTGATCGAACAGAGGGCCATCGATAGCAAGGCTGCGGTCAAGTCGTTTAACTCGAGCCCGATCCCCGAGATGAATAGCGGGTTCGGCGGCTGCGGCTACGATATTTGCTCGGACAGTTACTGTTAATAGCGGGGTTCCCTACCCGCTCCCGGTTACCAACCGGAGGCACTGCTTGCACAGGAAAGGTGCTCGGCAGAGATCAATGCCTGAAAGGCGAAGTCCGCTCTTCAAGGCGCGTAATGCGAGTTGAGTGGTCATCCAGCTTCGTTTCGATTCGTCCCAGGCGTACAACAATGTCGGCTAGTTGGGACTGTATGGGTTTCGTGACAACTGCGTAGAGTCCAGCGAATAAACCAGCGTAGGCTGCGACCACGGCAGCGATAGCCTGCCACACTTGAGGGTCTTTCAATTAAGTTTCCTTCCGGATGGTTTCCGGTTACTTCCATCATCCCATGTCTAATTGCGTACCGATTCCCGGACCTCCGGGGCCTCCCGGACCCACTGGACCGCAAGGTATACCGGGGACGCCGGGCGGACCTCCTGGACCGGCTGGGCCTCCCGGCGCGGATAGCACCGTCCCCGGACCTCCTGGAGCAACTGGAGCGACCGGACCCGCGGGAGCCACAGGACCTGCTGGACCAGCGGGCGCGACCGGTCCCGCTGGGGCCACCGGTCCTACGGGGGCAACCGGACCTGCCGGAAGCAGCGGTTCCACCTCGATGACGGTAGCTGCGTTCGATGCGGAGACGACAGGCGGCACACTGAATCCAGGGGCACGCGGTGCGGTCTATTTGTCCAATGGAATCTACACCTGCGTGTGGACCGGAAGTGCATGGGAGTATTACCACGCCGGACAACGCGCGTACCGTCCAAAGGACAGCGACTTTGCCTGGTTGAACCAAAGTACTTCCACCGTCGACACATCCAGCGGCGGAATCTATCTGCTGCAGCCCTCAGCGGCTACACAATACCTGGCCATCCGGAAGCGTGCGGCACCCGCTACCCCGTATACGGTGACGGTGAAAATTCAACCTAATCTGTTCCCTTCAGTTCAGAACATAGGGGTCGGAATGCTGATCGGGAACGGGACCGCTCAGCACACCTTCGGCGTTGTCATCATAGCCAGCAACGGGTTCAACGTAATCACGGAAAAGTGGACGAGCCCATCTGTTTGGTCCGCTATCTATACGTCCGTTGCTTACGACAACATGGGGTGGCAAACCTTATGGATGAGGATGCAGGATAACGGCACCAACCGGATCTGTTCGTTATCTGTCGATGGTTATAACTTCCGTGTCTTGCATACTGTCGCCAGAACCGATTTTCTGACCGGTACGGAAA